TTCTGGACATCCTAACCGTTTAGAACGATACGGACAATACGACACAATGGACAGTGATAGCGAAGTTAACGCTGCATTAGACATTCTTGCAGAATTTTGCACACAGCAAAACGAAGACAACGGTACGCCATTTAGAATTTTCTTCAAAGAAAAAGCAACAAATACCGAAATTAAAATCATTAAGCAATTAATGCAACAATGGACTAAGCTGAATAAATTTCAAATTAGAATGTTTAAAATTGTTCGTAACAGCTTTAAGTATGGTGATGTTTTCTTTGTTCGCGATCCAGAAACACAAGCATGGATGTATGTTGATCCTGCTAAGGTAGATAAAATTATTGTCAACGAAAGCGAAGGTAAAAAACCCGAGCAGTATATCATTCGTGATTTCAATCCTAACTTAGAAACCTTAGCAACTACTGCTATTACTCCTGGCAATATTACAGGCGGTGGAACACAATATTCTAGTAATAACTCTGGGACTGGCATGAGTCGAGGGATGACTGGTAGTTTTCCTAATACTGCCGGCGGAAGTAGATTCCAACGCAACGAAAATCAATATGCAATTGATGCTAAACATGTAATTCATATCAGCATGAGTGAAGGACTTGACAACAATTATCCGTTTGGTAACAGTTTGTTAGAGTCAATTTTTAAAGTCTATAAGCAGAAAGAATTGCTAGAAGACGCTATTATTATCTATCGTATACAACGTGCTCCAGAGCGCAGAGTATTCTATATTGACGTTGGAAACATGCCTAGTCATTTGGCAATGGGCTTTGTTGAACGTGTTAAAAATGAAGTAAATCAACGCCGTATTCCAAGTACAACCGGCGGAAGTCAGAGTGTGATCGATGCAGGTTATAACCCGTTATCTATCAACGAAGATTACTTTTTCCCACAGACAGCAGAAGGCCGCGGTAGTAAAGTTGAAGTTCTACCAGGCGGTACTAACCTAGGAGAAATTGATGATCTTAGATATTTTACTAATAAGCTGTTTCGCGCTCTACGCATACCTAGCAGTTATCTTCCGACCGGCGCTGACGACGGAGGATCTAGCTTCAATGATGGTCGAGTTGGAACAGCCTACATCCAAGAATTACGATTCAACAAGTACTGTGAGCGACTCCAAAGCCTAATGAATGAGCAGTTTGACACTGAGTTTAAACTGTATCTACACAACAAAGGCATCAATGTTGACAGCAATATTTTTGATGTTAAATTTAATCCTCCACAGAATTTTGCAGCATATCGTCAGACTGAAATGGATACTGCACGAGTAACTACATATGGAGCCGTATCTGCAATTCCTCATTTAAGCAAGCGATTTGCATTAAAACGTTTCTTAGGTCTAACAGCAGAAGAAATGGCAGAAAACGAAAACATGTGGAAAGAAGAAAATATAGATGCCGATACTGAACTGCCTGCTACTGCTGAACTACGTAGTGCAGGTGTAACATCAGGCGGAATTAGTGCAGATATGTCCTCAGTTGCAAGTGCAACAACTCCTCCACCTGAGCCGGCACCCGGAGAAGAAACAGCGGCAGCACCTGCGCAAACACCACCAGCTGCATAAATATTATCATGATACTAAGAGAATTCATCTATTTTGACAAGAGTCACCAAGATATGTCTGATGATCTCAGATATAATTCTACTCGTGATAGTAGTGTATTGGCTCCTAAAGATGTTAGAAAAACTCGATTAACTCTACGTATGTTAAAAGATATACGAGAAGCAGGCGATGCTAGGGCTAAAGAGCAAAAAGAAGAATTGGCATTAGTTCGTAAGATGTATGCGGCTCCTCCTCCCGAAGCAGCAGCTTCGATGTAATTTTTATCGATTTACTTAAATAATTTTAAGAAAATTTAAATAAATCGATCATATAAGGTCAAAAACTGACGTTTTTTGGCCTATTTCGTATACCTTTAATCAAACCAAGTTAAATAACAACACAAAGCCTTGCCGCTAAACTAATATAGGAGATAACCGCATGTCTAAGTTTGAACAACTATTAGACTTAATCGTCAACGAAGAAATGGATAAAGCTAACGAGCTATTCCATGAGATCGTTGTTGAGAAGTCAAGAGATATCTATGAGAATTTAATTGCTGAAGAAGCAGAAGAAGAGGAAATGGACGAGTCCGCAGATGAAGAAGAGATGGATGAGTCTGCTGATGAAGAAGAAATGGATGAGTCTGCTGATGAAGAAGCCGACATGGAAGAATCCGTTGACCTAGAAGATTCTTACAGCATGGAAGCCGATGACGAAGAAGGTATGCCAGGTGATGAAGAAACTGGCGATTTTGGAGACGATATCGGCGCAACTGATGATGAATTGGACGGAGCCGAAGGCAGTGAAGACAGCGCAATTTTCGACATCAAGAATGCAATTGCTGATCTAGAAGCTGCATTTGCCGAACTTGAAGCATCTCAAGGTGGAGACACTGGTGGTGACGAGTTTGACGACAAAGACGGAATGGACGGAGAAGAAGAGCCTATGAAAATGGGTTTCCAAGAAGGCCGTCGTATGACACGTGAATACACTGAGAAAGTTGGAAACGACTGGGAAAAGAACAGCCAGAAGGCACAAGGTCAACACCTAGGTGCAGGTTCTGGTGAGAAGGATGGCGCACCTGTTGAAGGTCGTAGCCCAATCAGTTCTGGTTCTGGCAAGCCAGTTGGTGGCAAGAACGTAGGCGCTGGTAATATTGTTCGCGCTGACACCGAAGGTCAAAGCAACACAGGTACAAGCCCAGCTAAAGTAAACAAAGGTATCAATCCTGAGTCAAGCGAAAAGTTTGCCAAAGGTATCCACAATGTTGACGGTGCAAAGAGTGGCGTTAAGACACTGAGCGCTGTTAAAGGTGGCCACGGTGCTGAGAAGAAGGGCGCAGGCCCAGGTCCAGTTGGTTCTGGTACAGGCGACAAAGCCGGCCAAACTAGCGTTCCAAAAGTTCCTCAGTTTTTGAAGCCAGCTAATTAATTAGAGCACCTGGATGAAACATTCATATCTAAGAGAACACCTAAGTTTTGATCAGTCCGGCATCATTCTTGAGTCAGACGACAAGGACGGCAAGAATCTTCACTTGAAGGGTATTGCCATCCAAGGTGGTATTCGCAACGCCAATCAACGTGTCTACCCTGTAGATGAAATTGAACGTGCTGTGAAAACATTGAACGATCAAATTCAGAATGGTTATTCTGTCTTAGGTGAAGTAGACCACCCAGATGATTTAAAAGTAAATTTGGACCGTGTCAGTCACATGATCACAAACATGTGGATGGAAGGTCCTAACGGTTATGGTAAGTTTAAAATCTTACCAACGCCGATGGGCAACTTAATTCGTACAATGCTCGAAGCAGGTGTAAAACTTGGTGTCAGCTCTAGAGGCAGCGGAAACGTTGATGATATGAGCGGTAAAGTTTCCGACTTTGAAATCATTACCGTTGATATAGTTGCACAGCCAAGCGCACCTGGTGCTTATCCTACGCCTGTTTACGAGCATTTAATGAATGCTCGTGGCGGAATGAGAGCATTTAAAGTTGCACAAGAAGTAAAAGAAGATCCAAAGGCCCAGAAATATTTGCAAGAGTCTCTCATGCAAATTATTAAAGGTCTAAAATAAGCCCGAGGAGAAATAGATGTTGGACGCATTCAAACAATTGGTAGAGTCAGGTGTAATGTCAGAGGACGTAAAAGTCGCTGTCGAAACTGCCTTTGCTACAAAAATTCAAGAGAATCGCGACCAAGTGACCGCTGAACTTCGTGAAGAGTTTGCCCAGAAATACAATCATGACAAGAGTGTTATGGTTGAGGCAATCGACAAGATGTTAAGCGACAGACTGGCCGCAGAAATGGCCGAGTTGCACAATGATAAGAAAGCACTAGCTGAAGCAAAAGAAGCATACCGTTCACGTATTGCTGAAGATGCTAAGAAGTTAGAAAAGTTTGTTATTGGTCAATTAGGCAAAGAGTTAGTTGAATTCCAGAGCGATCGTAAGACTGTTTCTGAGAACTTCAGTAAGTTAGAGCAATTTGTTGTACATGCTCTAGCAAAAGAAATCCAAGAATTTGCATCTGATAAGAAGGACCTAGCTGAAACAAAAGTTAAGTTAGTTCGTGAAGCTAAGAGCAAGTTTGATGATATCAAGCAAGCATTCATTCAACGTTCCGCAAAAGTTGTTGAAGCAACTGTCACTAAGAAACTAACAGCTGAAATTACTCAGTTGAAAGAAGATATTGACAGCGCTCGCAGCAACGATTTTGGTCGTAAGATTTATGAAGCGTTTGCACAAGAGTTTGCAGGTTCTTACCTAAATGAGAAATCTGAAACAAGTAAATTGTTAAAGATTATTCAAAAGAAGGATCAGGAGCTGGCAGAATCAAAACAAGTTATTGCAGAAAAAACTTCAATCGTTGAATCTACACAACGCGAAATTCGTGTTACTAAAGATTTAATGGAACGTAAAACTGTAATGGCTGAGTTGATAGCACCACTAAGTGGTGAAAAAAGAGCAGTCATGCAAGAGTTGTTAGAGTCTGTGCAAACAGCAAAACTACACTCTGCGTTTGACAAATACCTACCCGCAGTAATGGAAGGCGCGAAGACAGTGGCACCTAAGAAGGCCGTCCTATCCGAAGGCACTGAAGTAACAGGGAATCGTGAAAGCAAGCCTGAGGTAGGCTTAGATAACATATTAGATATCCGCAAACTAGCGGGTCTATCGAAATAATTATATTCAAGGAGACAAATTAAATGTCACAATTATTAAATGAAAGATGGTCAGAGACCAAAGAAGCTCTGCTTGAAGGCCTATCAGGTAACCGTAAGTCTTCTATGGCAGTTTGCTTAGAGAATACTCGTCGTTATTTAGGTGAGTCCGCAACAGCAGGTGCTACAAGCACAGGTAACATTGCTACCCTAAACCGTGTTATTCTTCCAGTAATTCGTCGTGTTATGCCGACAGTTATTGCAAACGAAATCATTGGTGTTCAGCCAATGACTGGTCCAGTTGCACAAATCCACACCCTACGTGTCCGCTATGCAGACGGCGTTGGTTCTGGTGATGTTGTAACAGCAGGTGAAGAGGCACTAAGCCCATTCAAGATCGCTCAAGCGTATTCTGGTAATAACGCTTCTAACGGTGGCGCTGCTACAACAGCCGCTCTAGAAGGTACACCAGGTAAGCGTATGAGCATTCAAATCTTGAAGAGCCCAGTTGAAGCTAAGTCTCGTAAACTAAGCGCTCGCTGGACTTTTGAAGCTGCTCAAGATGCACAAGCCCAACAAGGTATTGACATTGAAGCAGAAATCATGGCTGCTCTAGCACAAGAAATCACAGCTGAAATCGATCAAGAGATTCTAACAAGTCTACGTTCTTTAGCTAGCGTTGAAGAAACATATGACCAGGCTCTAGTTTCTGGTACAGCTACATTCGTTGGTGATGAGCACGCTGCTCTAGCTATCCAGATCAATCGCGTAAGCAACTTGATCGCTCAGCGTACACGTCGTGGTAGCGCAAACTGGGCAGTTGTAAGCAACCAGGCTCTAACGATCCTACAAAGTGCTACAACTTCTGCTTTTGCACGTACTACAGAAGGTACTTTCGAAGCTCCTACAAACACTAAGTTTGTTGGTACATTGAACGGTGCTATGCGTGTTTATGTTGACGCATACAAGTCTGACACAGACGACAACAACCAGATCCTAGTTGGATACAAAGGTACAAGCGAAGCAGATGCTGCTGCGTTCTATTGCCCATACATTCCTCTAATGAGCTCTGGCGTTGTTCTAGACCCAGCAACATTCGAGCCAGTAGTTGGCTTCATGACACGTTACGGCTATGTTGAGTTGACAAACACAGCATCTAGCTTGGGTAACGCTGCTGACTACCTAGGTAAAGTTGCTATCACAAGCGCAAACGTAAGCTTCAAGTAATCCGTTACTTGGCTTTAAAGCAAACAAAAACCCGCTTCGGCGGGTTTTTTTAAATCAAAAGGAGAACAAAATGGCAGATTTATATTCAGCATTAAGCAGAGGCGGTAGAGTTAAACCTAACGCAATGTTTATTCCACAACTAACCCCAGTCATCATTAATACTGACGGCGAAACACTTCCGAGCGGAAACACAGCATGGGCAGAAAACGACACTGATGAAGACAACTATCTAATCACTAGTGAGTATCAAGAACAACGTGGAGATATTTTCAAAGCAGTACAGGCTATCCAAGAATATTGTGAAGTCTATGAAATAGGTGGCGCTAGTGACACTAATCGTTTAACAGTATTTGTTAGAGATTCTAGCATCCCTTACGATGCAGGTGATACATTTCAAAACGATGGAAACACTATTACCAAACTACAAACAGCAGTTCGTGCCGCGTTAGGCGGTGCCGCTGTGTTAGTAACTATTGGTCGCTTCAAAGACGACGATACAGTTGGTTAATTTTAACTTGACTAATAAACCCGCTTCGGCGGGTTTTTTAATGATACGATAAATATTATTAAGTAAGGAAATAAAAACATGGCAACAACTAGAAAATTGCAGTATAAAGCAGTAAAAGGAACCGCAAGTTCTCATGTAGGCTCTCCTGGAGATATTTTTTATGATCCAGGCGTAGCAGAACTACGTATGTATGATGGCAATGCTGGGGGTATGATTATTGGAGGCGGAGGCGGAGGAACTACTTCAACAGTAATTGCATTAACTGGCTCTACACAAAATTTTTATCTTCCAAATCCAGATGAAGTAGAAGTTCCAGTTGGAACGATTTATGAATTTTCTGTAACTCCATTTTACGGAGCTCTAGACACTCAGAGAGATATCAATTTCTCCTTACAGAATACAGTTACTTACAGTCCATACTTTGCCGGTACGGTAGTTATTAACAAATCCGACACAGGAGATCAAATACAGTCAATAACTC